CACTTGGAGGGGACTGAGGACTTCACTGCCCACATCTCCAGTCAAGACCATTTCTTCTACGACTTCGAACTGTTCTTTGGGTGCTCCCTGCGCCATCATCATCTTACGCGCCGATTCCGGGACAACTTCTCCGGTTTGCACATGCGTCCACTGCAATTCTCCCGGTTCCGGGTCAAACTGGGGCATCGGCTCCATACAGGCATCTTTGACCCATGGCACATACTCAAACGCTACTCCTCCTACGGACATCCACCAGAGAATTTCCCATGTACGTGAGGGTTGATCGAGCTTTTCGTCCAAGGCTTTGATCAATTTATCAATGACGGCAGCGTTGCCAATGGATTTCGGATCTTGTTTATCCGCTCTGGCCTTGAAAATAGGGGCAATACTGCTCAGACGCCCCATCATTTTGTAGAGCATCTGCGCAGCGAGATTAAACACCAGATGGAGTTTGTTCGGATCACGCCGACGGGTGAACAACACCCGATTCTGTGACCCAATCCAATGCTCTCCCGAAATAAACGAGAGATTGGTCAGAATACGGAGTTCCACAGACCCGATGTTGCGTGCTTTCTGCGCACGGAGTCGGTTATAGTCATCGGTATACTCAGTCAGTTTCTCATCATCGTTCGCCATTTATTGCGCTCCTAAATGCGCGTCCGGTAAATCCTGCAGACGCCCTTCGTCTACACTATTATCCACTATCCCGACTTGTGGGTCTGGTTTCTGCAGTTCCGTCATCACCATCCGCTCTAGGGAATCCATCCGGGCCATCAGCACTTTGAGGTCCGGTTGGAGGTCCGGGGGAGGCGAAGGTACGTTGAGCCACTTGCGCAAGATTTGCACTATCCATGTCATGTTTCAATGCCTCCTCAAACAACGTATCAAATGTGCGTGATTCCGTTGCCCCTGATTGATTATCTTTCCGGGTCAGCGCAAGGGTGTGCATAATAAATTGCACCTTGGCTTCCACCTGTATTAAGCGTTTTTCGACTTCGTGTCGATTCATTACTGTCCTCCTAAATGACTGTCTGCCGGCGCACGACTTTTCCGTTTCTTGATGGGATTCCCTAACCACTGCACACTGCCCACCGGGGGCTGCATGACCGGGGGCTGTTTTTTCGCCATGCCCCGTGGATGCCGAGAGAGCACATGCTCCAGACAATCCAGCACATGATCATTGGATTTCATCCGCTCATATTTTCCTGACGCCGACGTGTGGTCGGGCCATTGGGCGTGCTCGACTTCATACGGGAGCCGTTCAAGCCATGGGGCCAGAAAAATTCTGTCGTGCTGGAAATATTGACGGGCAGCTTCCGTGCGCACTTCCCGACCGCGTTTATTTGCCATCAAGTGGACGCCGTGGTGGAGACATTCCTGTTTGAACTGGCTATTGCTGTCCACCCACGCCATGGGGCGTGTGCGCCACAGTGCGGCCATGCGGGTAAACGCTTGTGCCCATGTCACAATCGACGAAGAGGGATCCAGCTCCGGGGTGTTTGCCACATAGTTATAGTTCGTCAATTCATCCAGAATGAACGCATCTCCCTCCGGGGAAATGGCAACAGCCAACGCTGCGCAGTAGGTGCCGGTATCCGCCCCGATTTCCACCCGCCAATCGTGAGGCAACTTGAAATTCTCCTTCATGTCGCCTCGTTCCGGTCGATGCCACAGGTGCGGGTGGGAGCGTGGGGTAAAAAGTCGATCTCCGCGCTGATAGTTATACACACGCCCCACAAAATCCCCCAACTTGCCCAGATAGGCAATCGAGAATTTTTCGCGCGTCAATAAATGTCGATCTCGATCCATGGCCTTCTGATCGAAGCTATAAGGGTTCACCGTCGCCGGGACGGCGCATTTGCAGACCCATTCCGGGAAATCCTCGTGGCCGTGTCCATTATCGTGAAATACCCCCACCCACGGGCGGTCAGGCGTGGTCGGAAACACAGCATAGCCCTGTCGCACGCGCAGATTCTGTGAGACGGAGGTAAAGCACTCAATCCCCGGTAATTGGTAGGCTTCGCAGTAAATATAGGCGTCAACTTCCTTCCCCTTGAGGGATTCTGAGCGTTCCCATGATCGGGCTTCAAATCGGGCTCCGTTTTCCATTTCCAACCAGAGGCGTCCGTCTTTCGGGCGATTTTGCAGGGATTTGTATTTTTGGTTGAGTCCTCGCTCTGAACAGAGGGATTCAAGGATATAGTCAAACTCTGGCGCGGTCATATCGTATTCATTGCCCACGAGATACACCAAAGCGTTGGGCACGGCAGCGAATGCGGCCCCCCAAAGTCCCGCGCCAGCGGATTTGCCTGATTTGTAGGCTCCGAGTTCTGCGACGACTTTCGCGCGCCCGTGCTTGCGAGGAACGAGCAAGCGGTGTTCGATTGTGCCAGTGGGCAGGCAGATTTTGATGGAGGGACGTGTATCATCCGGGGCCGTGACTTGTTGACTCAGTGCGTAGCCATCGGTGGTGACCCACCAGTCAGCTTGGTGCTCAAAGGGCACGAATCCAATCTGGTCGCAGAGAAACCGACGAAATTCTGTGATTAACCGATCTCGCAGATCGGGAGGCACCGTTGAGGTTGCCATTAACTCACGGTGCCAGCTGTGTGGTCATACTTTGCCAGCATATCGTTATAGAACCGGGATAACGGTGAATCCTGTCCTGCTAAGCCTGCAAGTTTGACTTCAAGTGATTGGCGGCAGGTATCGGCTTTAATCTTGTCGTTGCCCGAGCATTCCACGTAATTGACGGTCCAGAGGAAGTAGGCCATCTCGTTATAGTGCTTTTTAATGGCTGTTTCCAGTCGCTGCTGGTCAGTCATCTTGTGCCATGCTTCCCCGCCGGTATAGTGCTGTAATCGGTCAAGCACTTCGGCTTGTTGGGGCCATTGTTCTGCGGCTTCCACCAGAAATTCTTCCGGGGTCAGGGGATCCAGAAAATACCGCACGGCATCACTGACGGGAGCCCCTGAGAGCAGCATGAGTGAAAACTGGTCAGCTTCGACTTCAGTAAGGGCTCTCATGGGATTCACTTTCAATCGCTTCGATCACGGGAGGCTTCATGGGGCGGCGCTCCAAATGGCGCAGGTCATGTTCTGATGGGAAGGTGAGATGCACGCGACATCCGCACGCTTCGGCAAATCTGAGAAACCATTTGAGGGTGCTACTCCCACCCATGCCTCGTTTCTTGTAGAAATACTGATTAATCGAATTGGGCTCGACTCCCAGTTTCTTCGATAAGGTGCGCGTGGTCAACGTGGATCGACGCTGCATCTCCTTCAACAAGGCCGCAAAGGCCCCGCGTTGTAGGGTCAACTCGTAGGGAATTGATTGTCCTCGCTTTTCCGTGGCTTTTCTTGGTACGGACAATGACGGACTGAGTGTTTTCGGGCCTGTAGTGTTCCACATGGAACATAGTCTACCGATTGATGCTCTTGTCAGTCAACCTATTCTGGAACCCCCTCACTTTCGTAGAAGGGATTTACCCCCCGTGCAGAATCTTTAAGTAAAATGACCCCTCCCCCCTTGTTTCGGGATGAGTGTGTGCTGCGAATCCAATATGCTGGATTGACTATCCAATATGTTGGATAAAAAGGGGCTTTCGGGCATTCGACCAACCGTCTGGTCACGGCTGTAACTCGTTTGTTCACAACGGTTTGCAAGGATTTACAATAGTTGGCACGATTCTTGGTATGTGTATTGGGAGTAGGGGAGGTAGGCAAGTGAAACTAAGATAATAACTTCTTAGTACTTCCTATTACCTACTTAGGACTAAACAATGGCTACAAAAAAGTTAACAAAGAAGCAACTTGAAGAAATGGTACAGATCCTAACTGCGAAGTTAGCAGCACAGGTACAGGTTCCAACAACAGTAACAGGAACCACAGAAGAGAAGAAGGTTGTCTGGGAAAGTGCAGTTCTGTTAGCAGTTAGCTTGATTGTGGACGAAGCAAAGGGCCGTCCGGTACAGGTACTTAAGCCTAAAGGCTTGGGTGAATTGAGAGCTACTGTGACTGACCTTATGCAGAAGAAACATGGAATAGCTGTTAAGACCCCAACCAAGGCACAACTGACGACAGCTGTTCTATCTCTGGTTCTTTCTGGTCGCTTAGTCACCAACAAGGCACAGAAAGTACTCACGAATGCACAGAACAAGAACCGTCCGAGCAAGTATGTCATTCGTGAACTGAACGCTGAACGGTATGCGCAGATGTTTGAAATGAAGTATGCCACAAAGTAACACTCGGGCTTGACAGTTGAATCGGGCATCAGGGCTTCGGCTCTGATGTCCCTTTGAACTGTTAATTCCTTCAGTTCTATTCCAGAGGTAAGTATGACTACACATGTGACTAATGCTCTGCCAGAGGCAGGGGTTGGCGATACTGTGCATTTCAAGCAGCAGCAATTCTGGCCTGATGTGCGCAAAGGAACTGTGCTGGGATGTACGTACAGCGGGCACCAGCAAGGAGAGAAGTGGTACCAAGTGCGGGTGATTGATGGGATGGCAGTGAAAACGCTGCATGTAGACCATGAAGATTGCACCAAGCTGCGCAGCGGAGATGTGACATACATCTACAAGCCCAAGGCTATGATTGACTGGCCAATGGTTCTTCCCTAGACAGTAGAAGCTAGGACATCAGGCTCAGGTCTGGTGTCCCTGCTTGTGTTGTCAATCAAGTCAACACTATTCCGCCCAGTCAGGGCAGGAAGGATGGCATCATGCCATTCAATACAATGCACATCCAGTTCATGGATGCGCGGAAGCAACAGCGTAAACAGCAGCGCAATCAGGAGCGGAACATCCTCCGCCGAAAGCCACTTGATGAGGTGCATCAGGTCGTGCTGGAAACACTGGTGGAACTGCTGAAAGTCACACGAGATGCCGTCGGTCGGCAGCTGTTCAACGAGCCTGTGTCCACGCAGTGCTTGGTCACTCGTCAGTTGGAGAAGCAGGTCGAAGTGGATGCCGCATGGTCGCAACGTGCAGCAGAACTGAGACAGAGATAATGGCTGAGACATTACATGCAAAGTACACAGCAGCACTGAAGGAGATTGAGTCACTAAAGGCGGTGATCAAAGCGCAGGAGCTGATAGAAGATGGAGACTTTAGGCATGAAGGAGAACTAGAGAAGCAGCTTGCTGCAATGGAGGAGCAGCGCAAGGTAAACGCAGCAAGATGGCAGGAGCAGAAGCGCACGATGCTATTCCTGCTCGACTGTTCCACGTTTGTTGCCCAAGCACATGAGGATGAGTGGGAACCAGCAGGTATTCGCTGGTATGTGGAGTCTGCGAAAGAGGACTTAGCAAACACGCGAGCCAAAGCAGAGAAGATGGAGGCGAAAGCTGAGCGAGTCGGGAGGATGCTGAGTAACACAGTCGATGACTGCATCACAGTAAAGAACAGTCTGTCGCAGGAGGGGGATGAGTTCAAAGAGTATGCAGACAAAGCAATGGAACGTGTTGATAAACGCTGGAAGAAATACGTAGAAGAGGTCAAATACGATGAGAGCTGAGAAGATAGCCTGTCGGTGTGCCAGTCTACTGCTTATATTCATTGGGTTCTATCTCTGCTACAGCGCAGGGTATCAGCATGGAATATCAGAGTGGTATGAGCAGCAGGAACTAGCCAAGCGGATGTTCACGTTTGCATTAGGGATTCTATTCGCCGGACTCCTGTCCTATGTCGGGACAGAGCTGGTGTATGGAAGGAGGGGAACATGACTTTGAAAGCGAACACGAAAGAGATTTATGAGATCTGTGAAGCGCAGATGATCAAGGCTCAGCAGGAAGATGCAGGGTATCAGCAAGGCGCTCGACATGCTGAGATGGCTAAGTGTTTTTATGTGTTGATATGGTGTCTTGAGGAGTGTGATGATGAGCATCGGAACATCGACATCAGAACACTCGACGAGCAAGACTTGGTTGCGTTAGTAGCAGAAGCGTTAGCAGCATGGAAAAGCGGGGCACGTTAGATAGGAGGAATAGTGAGGGTAAAGGTAGGACTACACAGCGATGGCACGTTGCATGAGGTGAAAGCCGCCTATAAGCAGCTTGCTGATGAGGACAGACGACCGAGTGACCACTTCACTAAGCACTGTCAGGTGACAGTGGACGAGGAGACAGGAGCGACACACAAAGTCCTGCGAGGACAGAAGTACCTGAAGTGGCAAGCAGCCCGTGAAGCAGCCCGACTACGCAGAGAAAGAGAGGGAAGATAGATGTCAAGTCCAGTGACACAGACACTAGTAGCAGGAATCACTACATCAGCAGGGCCAATAAAGTCCACACCATCAGGGCGAAAGAGAGTAGCAGAGTGGAGAGCAGCAGCAGCAAAGAGGAAAGCAGCAGCAAAGAAGCGAGAAACAGCAGCACAAACCAAGCAGCAGAAGGACAGTAAGGAGTAGCACAATGGCAGAGCAGAACATCATCTCACTTCGGAAGGGTGACACGCTAGTGAAGTACACCATCAAGCGTGACCCTATACACGGGATAGATTTGACGTTCACAGTCCATCAGGCATTGCAGGATTGGATGAGGATGGTCGCAGCAGCGTGTGTGGAGGAGGGCACAACCAGCAATGGGGAAGATAAGTTAGCCCTGTATGACATGGACAGAGGAGCGCAGCGCATCTCTATCCTTGATGAGTATAGTAGTCTGTGCTGGCAGTTCAATCGGAGTGAGTTCCACTCGGCATCAGCACAGCCAAGCCTCCGGTTCGAGGAGTCATCGCATTGGTATAAGAACCTTGCGTTCTTACGCCTCTGCACTGACAGCTTGACGCGAAGGATTGCTATCAGGTCTGAGAGTGACCATGACTTGTGGCGTAAACAGTACTGTGAAGTGAAACAGGCTGAACGTCACAACATTGCGGTGAATCTTGACTACTCCATCAAGCAGCTCGTCCTCGGACGTGTCGTAGTCGAGAAAACTGAAGTGACTACCGCACACGTCATCTCCTAATCCAACGAAAGAAGAAAACTTATGTGTTTAATTATTGTTGCAGATACCGCTCGCCCTACATCCAAAGAGATTGAAGATGCAGACAACACCAATCCCGATGGGTTAGGCATTGCGTACAAAGAACCAGACAGCAACCTTGTGACATGGCGCAAGGGCATCTCAGTGGAGGAGCTGACAGACCTCAGTCAGTCAGTGCCACTGCCATACGTCATGCACTTCAGGCTTGCGACACATGGAGGAAAGTCAGCAGGGTTGTGCCATCCCTTCCCGATTAGCAGGAACGTCGGCACTGCTGTGGAAGGACAGGCTCGGGAGGTGCTGTTCCACAATGGCATCTGGAATGAGCATGCACAGTTCACGCCAAGTCTCAAAGGCTCAGCGTCAGATACTCGCATCATGGCATGGGTCTTGTGGCGCACAGGAGATGAGAACAGGGATGGGACAGCCAAGCAGATTGCGACATCAGCAGGACGCTTGGTGTTGTTCTCTCCGTCAAGGCTGATGCGCTTTGGGCAGTGGGAGGTTGGCTCAAAGGCTACTGATGGTACCACTGACGGGTGCTTCTATTCGAACCTCAACCACTGTTGGTCACGCCCAGTGGGTGGATTCTACACAGGGGCAGGCTACGTTGGTAATTCCCTGTGGGATGAGTGGGATAACAGGTATAACAAGTGGGATGGCTACACCCTACATGGGAAGAAGAAGGCTACCCCACAGGTAAAGGAGGAATCCTATCCACCAGCCCCGATTGAACCTGACAGTGTAGACATCAAGTGCGCAGGCTGTGACCAGTCACTTCCGACTGAGCAGTATCAAACAGCATGCACAGTGAGTCACGAGCTGGTCTGTGATAGCTGTGCATACGAACTCGGGTTACTCCCTGAACTTCAAGGCACCATCAGCTAGGAGGATATGTCCATGATGAGAGAATTTCCTACTTCAATTAAGACGATTGGCGTTGAGGTCGAAGGCTTCTGGTCTAAGCCTCCGAACTGGGACTCGGAACTAGACCCTGATTGCTATGACTGCGATTGGGAAGAACACGATGATGGGGTTAGGGAGAGAACACATCTCTGCTATAACTGCCGAGAGGAAGGAGGCATGCACGGATTCCTTGAGCGACATGGGTTGAAGGAGGACGGGTCAGTCAGTGGCTATGCACGAGAAGCCACGGGTTCTAATGACTATGTTGGTGCGGAGTATGCCTCTCCTGTGCTGCATAACTGGAGTGACTTGGTGCGCAGCGTGTCTAACTGCGGCAACAGAGGGTTAGGCTATCCAAACAGGGTGTCTGCTCACACAGGGATGCATGTGCATATCGGGGTGACGCAAGAACTCTTTGACTTCACCATGTCTGCGGTCTATTGGAATCTCATCAGGCTTGACCTCCTAGACCTTGCTGAACAAGGGAAGCTGCCCGAACAGGACGCTAAATGGTTAACCCATCGGTGTTATCACGGCACATCCAGTAATGAGGTGGCTGGCTACTGCCATCCCAACAGTTGGCGCAGGATGTGGGAACGCTACAACCATGTGAACTACACTGCCTTTGAGCAGCATGGTACCATCGAGGTGCGTGTCTGTCCCGCAGCCACGACACCAGAGTCAGCCCTGATTATGGTAGAACAGGTGCTGCGTTCAACCCACAACTACTGGACAAATCCCTCACTGTGGGAGCAGGTCAGTAGTGATGTCTTGCAAGAGCAGGACTTAACCCTGTCGAACATCGGCACCGTAGTCAATGAGACAGTGGAGAACAACCAGTTCCACCATCCTGTCATGGCTGACGGACTACCAGCCACACACGGACACACCATAGTCATAGCATAAATATGGTGTGCTGCGTGAGACTTTCCCACTTAACTGTATATAACTAAAGGCTTTAGTGTAGTCTCAAGGGCCTGAGATTGGAGGGAGATATGAGATAGGCATCAGTCATGTGGTATAATATTTACATTGTGTGGTGAGACTCTTGTAAGTCCCTGATTAAATGGTACTTAAAACATTTATACGGGCATAGTCTCATACACACATGTATTAAGGTGCAGTCAATAGGTATATGATTGCAGCAGCGAGGATTACATATGGATAAGTTTGGAGTCGAAAGATTACATATGGATATTAAAGGTGGATTCAGTGTACACGTAAGCCTGAAAGCGATTGAGTATGACATGCATGGACGCACGGTGCATCTCATTCCAATAGCGAGGCTGGACCGCATTGATTCGGAAGGGGGAAGTCGCACACCCTGTACTGATTGTGGGAAGGATGCCAAGTGGTGTGTGATAGAGAATGCGGAAGATGCAGGAGATGAGAGGAACACGCATGGCTGGCTCTGGTGTGGCGTCTGTTCCGTAGGAGGGTGAGATGTCCTGTAACAAGGTGCGATTCAAGGTGGAGTGTCTTCAGTGTGGGTATCCGCGGAGTGAAGCGAGGTATCCAGACAGGGAGCCTCCCCTGCAGTGTGAGTCCACTGATAATCAACTGAGAGCACACATTGAACGAGAGAACTACAAAGAGAGGGTGAGACATGGCAACAACACTATGGGAAGCAAGGGAGCAGGGGGCTAAGTTCGGATTGGGAAGGCTAACAACAGTTAACTTCCAACTTGAAGGTTCTCCTGAGAGTACAGAGCAACAGTGTGCAATTATCCACAAAGAACTAGCGAATGCGTTCCTTGAAGGATGGTTAGCTGCAGAGCCAGAGCCAGAGAGTGATGAGGACGACAACGAGGAGGAGGAGTAGCATGTCAAAGACGAAAGAGTGGGTGATGCGTGAGGGTATGGATAAGATGCTTGAGGCAGAAGCATTGATAGGGGACAGGCAGGTAGCAGCCGTGGCACAGGTGATGACAGCAGTCAATGACCTGACCCAACACCTTGACCGCTACCATGAGGAGGTTGATAAGCTAGCCAAGAGGATTAACCTGCTTGAACTCGCAATCGTGGCCGTGAAAAATAAGCTGGACTACCTTGATATGTGGGCACCAGCCATTGCCAAAGAAGATTCCATCCATGATGGGAACGAGACACCCAAGAAAGGGACAGCAGAATGAACGCCTTAATTGAATACGCATGGACAGAGCTGAAGACCACCGTCTTCCAGCTCCTTCCCTACGCTGTGATGATTTGGCTGATATGGACAGCCCAAACCCAACAGCAACAGATGATGCAACAGCATATGGCACTCCTGTCAGAGCGTGTCGAAGCACAGACACGCACCCTGACATCTATCAGGGACACCCTAACGCAGCGAGGGTTAGTAGTGCCCCCTTTAGGAGAGACGAATTGATTAGATTTGAAGGGCACCGTGAACCCGTACGTGTAGGATTCCTTGAGCCTGAGATAGTGCAGCTCCTGAACCTGACCAGCGTGTGGTCTGCTCGACATGGACACGACGTGATTGTTACCTCCATGAATGACCACAAGCACAGTAAGCGCAGCTTGCACTACGAGGACAAAGCAGTAGACTTCCAAGTGAAGGCGCAAGACATCCCCATCATAGAGGCAATGGAAAGCCTTGCTAACTTTCTGCGTGGGAACCTTGGCTTGGGATGGGACTTAATATGGGACGCACCCGGACACTACAACCACATCCATGTGGAGTGGGACATCCGGCAACGAGAACGGAAAGCGGATTAAATGGCAGACGACACACGGAAACTCAGGACATTCCTGATTAACATTGACGATGACGATGACGCATCAATAGAGAAAGCCGCACAGATGTTAGGGATTCCACCTGACGATGTGCGCAATACCCTGACCTTCTCCCGTGAAGTGTTCATCGTAGCGGAGGCCAAGAAGCTGACGAAAGGACAGCTCCTGACCTCACTGATGAGCGTGGTGAGCCTGTTGATTAAGGACACAACAGACACAGATGAAGAACGGGCAGAAATCTGCACCAGATTATTCGAAGGGCTGTGGGCAGCTGCAGAAATTGAGCAAGCCCCGAAGTATTCAACAGACTCAGGGGAAATTGTGCATTGAGTCAGGGAGTAGATACCCAAACTCGTATAAAATTTTAATTTGAAAGAGAGGTTTGCTATGAAACGATGGTGGAAATCCAAGACGTTCTGGTTGAACATTGCTACGCTCGGTGTAGCGTCAGCACTAGAGCAGCCCAACCCTGAAGTCACAGCACAGATACTGGCTGTTGCCAATATCGTGCTGCGCTTCTTCACCAAAGAAGCAATCGCCTAGTGGACAGGGGCACGGCTATACCGGCCTTGTTCATGTCGGGTAATGAGTCCTGCATCAAGCAGCTTATCTAACTGACGGAACACGGTCGCTCGTGAGGCTGTGCCTGAGAGAGCGTCCACGATTTCACTGGTCTGTGTCAGGCCATCGGCTACCGGAGCGATGGTCTGATACACCGCCAGTCCAGCGGGGCCACACGCTGACAGAATGTGTTCGGCCTCGGCTCCCATAGGTGTGAACAACCCCTCGCTGTCTCGGCTGAGCCAGTGTGTTTCAGGAGCAGCGAGGTGACTCACAACATCCAACCGTGCAGCCTGCTCCAAGAGTGGGATGCTGTGTTGCACCTCATCCGGTGAGGTCAACGCCAGTTGGGTAGAAGTAAACGCACTCAAGGCTGAGCTTCCTGAGATGCGGTCTTGCGGTCGAAGAAAGGCAAAGTCTGTGCGGGCTTTGGTTGTGTGATGTGTGCCCAGCACAGTGTATCCACGCGCCCGGCAAAAGCGATTCAACCGGATGAGCTGAGGCGCAACGAGGTTATAACGATTCAAGTCCACACCGAGAAACACAATGAGCGGGTCAACAATAAAGAGCGGGCCCTTGAGTCCATCAAGCAGCGTACACAGCAACCCCAACGGGTCTTGCTTGAACCGATTCAAGTCAATGCTTTCATCATCAACAAGAGACGCATGAGGAAGGATACCAATGTCGAGTCCTACATCAGATCCACGACGACGCAGCGAGTCAATCGAGCGGTCGCCCACCAGATACGCTATGCCCTCATCGGGGGGTGTTACCTCTAAAAAGGATTTCCCTTGCAGCCACGCATGGAGGAACTGAAGGATGAGTGTTGACTTGCCTGCACCAGAGGCACCCGCCAAGACACTCACCTCACTCGGCGGAAGTAATGATTGCAGTTTCATAAAAGTAATAGTATCATAGTTTCAAGGAGCTGAGATGAATAAAGTAAGTTTAATTTTAACTGACCGCTCACGGATTGAAGCCGACTGGCTCTGTCCACGCAAGCGGTACTGGTTGACTGAGTATCGAGATGAGCATACCAGCACAGGATTGGTGCCTGCCTCCAACCCACCAGCCTTTACCTTTGGGTTGGCTGTGCATGAGGGGATTGAAGCAGGCATCAAGGGAGAGACAGCACCGGATATCTCCGAGGCTGACATGACTGATGACCAGAAGGATTGTGTGACGGCTATCGTGACAGGGTTCTTCGAATACATCTGGCCCCAGTGGATGACAGACTATGAGCCTGTTGTCGTAGAACAGGAGCTGGAGTTTGAGCATGACGGGGTGCTGTTCATGTGCCGTCCCGACCTTATCCTCAAACACAAACGCACAGGTGACCATTGGTATCCTGACTTCAAGACCTTCAGTGGGTCATTCAACTACCACCGTTGGGTCATCAGCCTGCAGCAACAGCTGACCTTCCTTGCATGCGAGAAAGCGTTGGACTTAGACCTCGCAGGTGCATGGATACAAGGACTCGGCAAAGGAAGTGGTCGGAAGGGTATGTTGTACCATCCCTTAGTCTTTGGCTATCGACATCCCGGAGTGCCGGGAGTCTCGGAGCCTACCTATGGGGTGCAGCGACGGACAGGATTCCAACGCTTCAACACCAAGGAGTACCACCACAACGGAGTGCAAGGCTGGATTCAACAGCTGATGAAGAAGCACCCAGACATGGTGGCAAAGGTCTATCCACAATCACAGCCCATCTTCCCGCAGAAGATTATGGACGGGGTGCTGGAGCAGATTACCTACAGGGAACAGCTCATTGCCAAGACACGAGAGCCTAGTGACCACAAAACAAAGTGGGCACAGCACATGGGTATCTTCCCGCAACATATCTCCCAGTGTGACACAGGCTGGGGGCAGTGCAGTTACTTCGACATGTGTCATGTCTCCACCATTCACAAGAACCCCATAGGGAGTGGGTCATTCGTGCCTCGGGAACCACATCATGCCGCAGAGAATACAATGATTCAAATGCAGGATGGAGATTGAGTTTGCCGTAGCCGTCCTATATTTGATAATCTTTGCGCTTCAACTATACGCCTTGATTGATTAACTAATACAAAGGAGGAGCGAGTGGCTGAGCAACCTCTCGACCTAGCACCAGACTTATCTATTCTCCTGTTCGGTGACACCGGACACGGGAAGTCCACCCTCATTGCAGAACTGATTGAAGAAGTCTTTATAGATACCGGGAAGACCACCGCAATCTTTCTCGCAGACCGAGGGAGTTTGAAACCGTACCGCACGTTGGAGAAAGCCAACTGCGTAACCATTCATAGCCCACCCCCTGATGCCAACGCATGGCTGTGGTTACATCATGCGCTGCGTGGTGAGGTGCGCGATGACAACACCGGGAAGTATGTCCCCGTTGCTGGTGAGGGCAACGAGGGCACAGGCATGATTGTCCATGAAGGACTGACCGCCTACGCTGAACTCTTGATGTCCACCATGGCAGAGATGTCCAGCAACGGCACCAACATTGGAGGGGAGGGAGCATGGAATGTCGTCTTACGCGAGGGAAAGGACACGCTAAAAGTGGGGACATCCAACATGGCTCACTACGGCATGGCCCAACTCCAAATCCGTGAAGGCGTACTCGCTCCCAAACCTCCCGTCCCTCACATCTACACGGCAGGGGTACGCCGTGGAGAAAGCGCCTCCAATACCCCTGTGCTTGGCCCGTTGGTGGTTGGGGAAGCCCTGACTGGGCAACTCCCACGGTGGATGGACTACACCTTTCGGTGTGCCATGACCGCAGGGAAATACCACCTGTATCTGGCTCCGCACACAGACCCTACGCTTGGCCCACGCACTGTGGTTCTTGCGAACCCCCGCATCCCCAAGGCGGGAGCCTCGGTTGATGTCCCTGCTTCAATCGAACCAGCATCACTCGTCAAAGCCCTGCGTATTTTGCAGGCACGTGAGCAGGCAGCTCAAGAAGAACTATTAACCCGATTAACCTCAAGAAAGAAAGAGAGTAAGTAACATGAGTATTGACCCAACTGCATTAAAAGGCCCTGACCCCTCCCAATGGGATGACCGTGAGTTCGAAGGCCCTGTCCCCGCTGGACGCTACACCTTCAAAGCCCCGAACGAGTTTGAGTTCGTCGACGATCAAGGGTACCTCGGAGCCGTGATGGATCTGGAGATTCAGGACTGTCCCGAGGGACACTACAACACTATCCGCTACGTGCGGGCCAGCTTCAAGCCAAAGAGAAGTGGGAATGGCTCACGCCTGACCGACTATCTCAAAGCCTGTAGTGTTGAGCCACTGGCAAACTCGGATGCACAGGCAGCCATGGATGCTGTGAACCAGACCGCTGGGTGTTACCTTGATGCTGAGGTCAGCTGGCGGTGTTGGGACAAGGACACCCAAGAAGTCCTTGCCAATAGCTACAACGAGTTCCCGGATGACCCTGACAAGCCGGGACAGAAACTTCCGTACATTGAGAACCCCGCAACGGGGAAGAAAGTTCCCGCACGGGCCGGGATTTTTTACTTCGTTCGGTAGTCCATGCTCCGTAAACCGTCCGGGTGCCACGGCTGTTCGTTAGGCGTCGTGGGCTCTGGCTTCATGTCCCCTGATGGGGAGGGCACAAATGGTGTCCTTCTCATTGGGGAGGCGTTGGGTGCTGAAGAAGCAGAGGCAGGCCGTCCCTTTGTAGGGGCAGCAGGCCGAGTGTTGAATGACTGTATCGCCCGAGCAGGATTCAACCGCGAAGATTTCAGAATTGCCAATGCCATGTGGTGTCGCCCACCACGCAATGATATCGCTGGCCCCTATGCGCCAGCTGCCTTGAAGCAATGTTGGATAGAACATCTCTACCCCCTCATCAAACGTCACCCCCCTGCTGTCATCATGCCCTTGGGCAACATTGCCCTGCGCCAGTTCATTGAGCGCGCCAACATCCTTGACCACCGAGGCTACGCTACAGTGTGGCAACGCCACGTACTAGTACCTTCAGTACACCCCAGCTACATCATGCGGGGGAATCCAAACTATGCTTCTGTGCTTATCCATGACCTGCAGCTGGCCGTGCGCATGGCACAAGAAGGCTTCAAGCGTACGCAGACCCACTACGTACAAGACCCCAACCCCAATGTGGCACGTGAATGGCTACGCCGTGAACTCCGTGACCCTACCACCCCGGTAGCCTTTGACATTGAAACCACCGACAAAGGGATAGATGAAGACATGGTGGACTGGCGTGCAGATGGACGCATCACCCGTATTAGTTTTGCTGCGCGCCCGCACCATGCCATGAGCCTGAAGTTTAATCGCCTCACGAAGTCCGTCATCCGTGAAGCCTTGGCCTCTCCGAATCCAAAGATTGTCTGGAACGCTGCCTTCGATTGTCCCCGTCTCGAAGTCAAAGGCTTTGAGATTAACGGCACCGTCTATGACGGCATGATTGCATGGCATGTCCTCCACTCTGACCTTCCCAAAAGCCTCGGCTTTGTGGCCTCCCTCTTGTTGGATGACCAGCCCCGATGGAAGCACCTCAGTCGGCAGACCCCAGCGTTCTATAACGCTATTGATAGTGATGCTGCGCTACGCATTACCCTCAAGACATGGGACTTGCTGAAAGAGATGGACATGTGGAAGCTCTACCAAGAACAAATCGTAGACTGTGAGCCCGTGTTCCAGCACATGCACCGGAAGGGAATGCCTGTCGATAGCGTCACCCGACGGAAGCATGCCATCACCCTCGACGAGAAGCTCAAGGCGATTGACCAGCAGATACAGGACATCATCCCTGAAGCGTTGCAGAAGGTGAAACTCTACAAGAGCGTCAGTCGTGCTCGCGCTGCCCATCACGGCGAAGGCTCTGAGGTCGAAGCCGAAGCTATCGTCAAGCACTGCCCTGCCTGTGGGAAGGAAGGACGAATCACTGAAGCCACGCATCCCTGCAATGTCCCACTCGAAACACGGACAGTGCGCACTACACAATGGGCCATCCCACAACCCTTTATCGTGAGCTGGCAGAGCATTGCCAAGTGGCAGGACTACCACAAGCACAAAGCCGTGCTGCGCAAAGGGAAGCGCACAACAGATGAGACAGCCCTCCGTGCCTTAATCCTCAAGCACCCTGATGACCCCCTCTACCCGCTCGTGCTGGACTACCGTGAAGTGCAGAAGCTCAGCGGTACCTACATCGGACGCCCAGCCCCCTTCGGGAAGATTGAAGGGGGGCTACCCGTCTATGCTGATGGACGGTGCCACCCCACTATCACCAACAACCCGGACACCATGCGTACCTCCATGGTCAACCCCAACCTGCAGCAGATTCCTCATGGGGGTGGACTCCAAGGACTGGTGAAGGATATCTTCGTGGCTCCGAAAGGCTCCTGCTTCTGGGAGATTGACTACTCAGGGATTGAAGCCCTGTTGGTAGGGTACTTTGCCCGCAGCCCACAACTCATGCGCCTGTCTACCATGGGAGTACATGATTACGTCAATGCGTATGCCCTTCATTTCCTTGATCAAAAAATTCCGGCGAGTGCCTTGCCAGAATTAGGGTGGGGGGATGATGAGCTGCGTGCTGCGTTGAAAGAGTTCAAGCAGCGGTTCCCGCGTGAACGGTTTGTGCGGAAGCGACTGGTGCATGGACACCACTACATGATGGGGCCCTTCAAGGCACAGGAAATTCTCTTGAAAGAACTCAACCGCACGGTACCGTTGAAAGATATTAAAGCGTTCTTTAAGTTCTATGCGGAACTGTTCCCTGAGATTTCCACGTGGCAGAAAGGGTTGTGTCTCGCCGTAGATGGCACCACAGAAAACAACGACCCCGGCTTGGGGATTACCGCTGGAGCAGGGTGGGTACGGAATCCCAGTGGAATGATTCACCGATACTTCAATGTCCTCAAGTGGACACGAGTGTCGGATGACAGTTGGACATGGAACTATGGCCCTACCGCAAAAGCCCTCGTCGCCTTCAACCCTCAGCATGCAGCAGCCGCGATTGGGCGACGGGCAATTACCGGGGTGCGGAAGCATTCTCCGAGTGCGCATGAATCCCTCCGCTTGTTCATCCATGACTCACTAGTTGGGGAGTGCGCACGGGCAGATGCTGATGACATTATCAATACCGTCACCAACATCATGACGCAACCCATCCCATGGCTCCCCCTCCCTGCTGAATGGAACATGGGAACACACCTCAGTGTCGGAGTGGAAGCGCAAGTGGGTGACCGATGGGGAAAGATGAAAACCGTGTAAGGCAGGCGGGGTACCCAAGCGAGAGTGGTCTTAGGTACCCCGTCTCTGAGGACTACAATGGGCTGAGCACTTTAAGTATATGTACTACTAGATATAGTGTCAATCCCCCCAGTAGGTAAGAGCAAGGCTGAGCCCCCATGTAATCAGGCCCCCTAATGCTCCCCATGTGACTGCCTTGGTGCGAAGCACTGCAACCGACAAACGGATTTGGGACACATCTTCCTGCACTTTCTGCATCCCCTCGTCCAGTCGAGTCAGCTCCGCTAAGACTAAGCGTTGGTATTCGTGCCACCCGTTTTCACTCATCGAATAGGACGCAGTATATCCGGGTTCGCGGTGGTGGCTCCACGTTGACGGGCTATAGTTTCAAGTAGTTGGTCATTGCGCAAAGACTTAATAACATCATCCGTGCCTAGTGGGTTCACTTCTGTCCCTTCAAGACCCTGAAGAACATCCGCTATCAACTGGCGCAGAGCGTTTCCTGTTGGGTCTTGCATCGCAGAGGCCCAAGTTTCAGGGTGCCTTTCCTTATGATCTCTTATGGCGAAGTATTGTGCTGACCGATCCATCCCCCGCGACATCTGTGCAAAATCTTCAACGCGACGAGGCACACCCTTCAATGGGTGTCCTTCCTGTCGATCCCATGTACTGTCCACAATACGACTCGGAGGTACCACTCTTCCACTGGTTGGGGCTCCCACAATCTGCTCACCCTCAAACGTGTTGCCTTGACCTGCTAATATCTGTGCGACCTCATCTCGTCCCATTGTTACGCGATTCGTCTGTTCGTTGGGACGGGCAAACATGGTTTGTCCTATGTTGTAGAGGGTCTTGGGGATTCTGAGCAGTGGGTTCGGATTTGGATTTAATGTGGCATCTCCTACGGGGGTATAAGATCCAGCGTGATCTTCCTCGTGCATGGGACGCTCAGTCGGACTGACCGGCTGCCGACGTATCCCCTCAGTGAATGGATTGTTGAACAGATTAAATGGAGTTATCCTCGGATCAAGCGTGGGCTTTCCCGTTATAGGGCTAGGCGCAAGACTGCGTGCAGGGAACCGTGCAGCATACTGGGTCAAGGGCGCAAATGTGCGTGCGGTAAATCCAAGCCCATAGGGAGCCGTAAAGACAGGCGGAAGATCCCCCGAAGCAACACCCTGTGCTGCTCCTCGTGAGGATAGATCCGTGCCTCCGGGAACGCCCCCAATACCCTGCAGCAGTGTTCTGTGCAGGTTCGAAATCGCATACTTACCAAACGTCGTGCCAACATTTTCTCCACTGACAAGATCCCCGGCAACAGGACTGATCTCTTGCAGAAGTGACGAGGCCCCAGCTGCCAGAGATTCAGGGACATTTCCCCCTTCAGCGTACGCTTGACCAGCTGACTGTCCAAATGCCTGTGGCCCTGCCAGATGCCCACCACCGGCTTGCGCAAGATTCTGAATGCGAGGGTCACCATACAACATGGTGCCTGCCCCGATACCACCAAGGCCAGCAGCCATCGCACCCCGCGCAGCAGTTTGATAAGGCTTATCCACCGGAGCTAAAGTCTCAAGATCCCGTCCAAGAAATCCGGGAAGGTTCAATCGCTTCCCAAGAAGCGCCTCGGCTCCACGCACTAAGGGGGCTGCACCCCAACGTGCTGCCTGCTCCCCCATTTGCACACCAACACGCGCCATTGGCGCTATAAGCGTCTTTACAAAGTCTCCCCATCCTGCTCCTGTGAGCTGTGACTGGATCTTCTCCAGCTCAGGGCCAAAGTCAGGGTGCTGCATCAACTTTGCGACATCTTCAGGTGTATCTACCGTAATCCCTTGTGCCTGTGCACGCTGCGCTATAGCAGTTTGCTGCATGCGAAGCTGTTGTGCCTGTGTCCCACTGAACCACTTCATCGCCGCTGTCGCAGTCTCTGTTTCAGGGGTGCCTGTTAAAGCAAGACGTCTCCCTTCTTCAAGCGAAACACCATGCTTTAATCCAATAGTTACTGGGGCCCAATCAGAAGCGCGAAAAGCACGCCCTAACATGTTCCCACTCATCATGCCAGACATGCGCTCAACCGCAAGCGCAGCGTCTACCCCTTCATTCCAACCCGATCTTTCAACGTAACGCTCAAGCTCTCGTCTGCCTTCACGTGTTTCAGGATCAATGCGGTAGATTTCCCGAATCATATTGTTCGGGTTACCAGACATGAAATCCACCTCTAACCTGAACATGTCAGAGTTAATGCCACGGCCCTGCTCTGTCAGCAGATCGCCTTCTTTTTGTAGATCTGCTGCTCGGGCAGTGTCTCCTCCTGCTCTCAACCTCCCAGCATCAAACTTCATCAGGGCACCTTGAATCTGACGACTCAAGCCTTCGATTTGAAACCCGGCATGGGCCCCGAGAAAGGCTTTCGCTGGGGATGAAGGAGAGGAAAGCATATTCAAGAGGAGTCCATCACGCAGACGCTCTGACCACATGCGACCAAACCGAGGGTCACCCCCCTTCATGGCTCCTTTGTAGATGTCTTTGGTTTTATATCCCAATACACCATACAGGGTGGCACCAAGCGCCCCATTAATCATCCGACCAAAGGTGCCTTCGCCTTCTTCCTTGGCCCCTTCTACCCCTGCCTGCCACCCAATACCACCACCCGTAACACCCCCTGCGATACGCAACGCATCCGGGTGCCGCACAAAGTTTCTCCATAGTGTGGGGTCAACCATTGAGTAGATAGAAAACAACCCATCCGTTGCTTTGGAAATGTCTGCATTTAAGTTGGTTATCTCACGGGTATAGGCCAAGATCCGAGCACGCGCATCTGCAAGATCCGACGGTAAGACCCGTGAAGCATGCTGCGTGTCCCGGCGCTCCTGTATTTTGTATGGACTGCGCGCCTGACCTTCACGCTGCACAGGGGCATCCATCCTACTGGTAGCAGGAGCCCCCAAGTACCCTGTCCCTAAAGTACTCGGCATTGAACGCACTTCACCGGGACGAGTGCCCGCACTGTAGGTATAGCCTCCCGTCGTTGGATCTGCACGTGGAGCTAAGACAGACACCTGAAGGAAATTATCAACTTCTGTGTCCAAGTGTGCCTGTAATTCATCCAGCTTATCCAAGTGTCTAGTAAAACTCTGCCACACATCAGGAGCGACCTTATCTTTGAAGGCAGCCTCCAAGAACATCGCCTTTTCTTTTGCCTGCATCCGCGTAAATTCCATGCGATACAGGTGCTGTACAACAGGATGCTTTGGCACAGTAGCAACGACATCCCCAGCTTTATTCAAGATGTCCTGCTCCTCGAAAAACACATTAAACAGATTTTGCGCGTAGACTTTTCGAGGATCATTCGGGTCTACGCCCTTCCCCCCATAGGCTTTCTCTAAGGAGGAGGCAACACCCGATTGGCGCGGTTCAACACTTTCTTTCCGGTAATATGTTTTAGCCTGCTGACCTTCGGGCTGCTCAAAAATCCCAGTTAAGCGATGGCGGAACTGATCTTGTACCGCTTGCTTTGCACGCGCAAGTAGATCAATGTTTGTATGGCGACTTCGAATTGTTTGTGTCTGCCACCGTTTATAGTCAGCTTCAGTTTGAAGATTTGACTCAAGCAAATTTTTTCGCTGCGCCAAGTGAAAGTCAGTAATGGCTTTCTTCACGGCGGCAGGATCATTCGCCGTACGCATACGCTGGATAACCTGCGCAATCTCGTTCTCAGCCCCGGCTGAATAGGTATCCAGAATACGTGCGCCAATAGGGGTAAGCTCGTCAGTCTCAGGGTCACGCAGGGCAGTTGAAGTCTCCCCTCTTGACCCTCCAGTCAGGTCTATCCTGCCCGCAGGAGAAGTCGTAGGTATTTGCCGAGGGCCAACGAAAGCTGTGGTAGGCGCAGCAGTCAGATCCCTCCCTGACGTCTTCAGCTCAGCGCCGGGAGTCACACTTTCAATTTCAGGCTCTCTCCCTTCTACGGCACGTGCTGCTGCAATATCACGTTGTCGCTGCACATTTTCAGGGGAGACAAATTCACTTGTTCCGGTGGTCTGTCCATAGGGGCCCGTTGCTCCGGGACTGACTTCTCCTAGACCAGCTGCAGGTAACCCTCCTTCTCCTCTTCCGGGTTGAACACCTCCACGAGCTATACGTTCCGCTGAACCCGGCAACGCTGTTTCTGCTTTCGTGATGACCTGTTGTAGTTCCCTGTACCCTGCGGGACTGGTGCGGGCGTTCCTCCACATCCGGGTAATTTCCCGCTTTGTCATCCCTTCTGCTGCTGCTGTAAACCGTGCCCAAAGGTCTTTCCCTGCTGCCGTGCGTTTGTCCCCCGGCATAGCGTCAGGGAAATTGACCGCTACCTGTGGGCGCGCACCTCCCGGATGCAGCATGGAGGCATCTGCCCCTTCAGTAACTGCACCAGAACTTCCAGCAGGTGGTGGGGGCTCGACTGCACGCAAGTTTTCAACCCACTTCAACGCTTCTGGATCATTGTTTTCAAGCAGTTCCCAAAGCCGGTTAAAATTTGCTGTTTTAACCGTGACGCCTGCCTCCCGTATCTCTGCACGTAACGCTGCCTTGTCAGCTATAACAGGAACATCGCCCTGATCTCTGAGAGGAACATCAGGTTCTCGTTGGACTACTTGTGACCCGGTAACAACTGGTGTTTCAGGGGTAAGCGGTGTTCCACGATCAACAGGCTGCACTCCTGTAGCGGGTTTAACTGGAGATCCCGGTAGAGGTGCATCATCCCAAGCCAAGAACTCCTCTAAATTAGGGTCAGTCTCACGAAAAGCAGGGTCAACTGCGTCTTCTATTGTCTGCTCACGAGGAACGCGGCGTCCCGTTTGCGCGGTCGCAGTCGCGGTATCTGCTGCAGGTGCTGCCTCAGTGTAGATAGCCCGAAGCCGTTGATAGGCATTGAGGGCTCTCTTTGCTTGCTGCTCAGATATCCCAGCCCTCGGCTGTCGCGTGACAGGATCAATGTATCTGTTGGTTCTGTCAATATCACGAGTAACCTGCCCCTTATTTTTGTTCAGGGCCTCAGCACGTTGGCGTAGCTGTGCTTCTATTGTGTCGTTGATAGTCTTTTGACCAGCAGGATTTACAATCGCTTGAGTTCTTGTCGCAGCCTGCGCTCTCGCACGGGCAGTAGCAGCTGTAACGTCGTCTTCCGGCCCCGGAGTCTCTGGGGGCCTGGTAGTACGGCGAGTGACAGCAGCGCCCTGTGGCGTTGGTGTTGCAGTGGGAGACGTTGAAGGCTCACGCTTAAGAACGTCAATAACTTGTGCGAGTGCCTCAGGATCATCTGTGGCAGCACTACGGCTGAGAACTATTGCATCTTCTTCTGGCACACCCCGTTGGATTAGTTCTAATTCAATAGATTCAGCTGCAGTCCTCTGCTCCGCAGTAAGCTGAAGTTCACCCGTTTCTGGTAGCTGTGTCTGCCTTGAAGGAGGCTGTTCAGCAGGGCGCTGGAAATCACCACCCTGTTGCCTTGCAGCTGGGTTAACAGGAGGGCGCTGAGGGACAAAAGGAGTTGTAGCCGGTTCCGGTCTGACTCGACCAGAAAATAAGTCACCTTCCTGCTCGATACTAGTTGTTCCCCTCTGCGCAGCAGCAGTCGAATCCGCTTGTTCAATAGGGATAATAGGAGCACCTGCTTCGAAACGAGTACCAGTTGGGGGGTCTGGAGAAACAGGCACATCTGGCGTCTCTACTTCAAGCTCAACCCCTCTAGTATTTATCGGAGGCGCACCAACGATTTGTTGTTCACCCCCTAGTGGTACGCCTGCTGGCTGCTCTGTCTCTGGGGCATTCAAAAGGCGCTCTCCCCGCCGACCTAACCCCAGTGTTCTCCCTACTACATGTTGCGCAGTTTTTGTCCCTGCCAACTCAAGGGCGAACTCAAGCGCAGCAATCATCTTCAGATCAGGATCCCCAGCAAGTTCAGCTTCTTCAATCCGAGCCATCGCTGACATCACACCCGGAATTGCTGACAAGTCCCTGAAAGTTGACCCTGTTTTTTGGACAATATCCCGAAGAAAATTACTGGCTGTGGGTGGGCCTGTCCATGAACGGTTGGGACGAGCCCCTGTCGCAGCATTTACCAGTGAACCTAAAACCCCCGGCTTGGCTGCCCGTGCTCGATAGGTTGATGCCTTGGGCACAAAGTTT